GAGTCCTTCAGGGCCTCGTGACTGTTCCCTGGATCGGTGCGGAAAAAGGCGCCCTCCTGGACGAGCTCCACCGATCGCATGCCGGTCGGGGAGTGCTCTCGCCAGGAATCCCCCAGGCCGGCCCCGGGCTCGGTCTCGTTCGTCACCTTGTGGCGGAGGTTCTGGACCTTCGCCGCGAGCATGTTGAACCCGTCCACCAGGAAGACGACGCTCTTGCTGCCGAACTTCCCGGTGGAGGGCGTGACCGCGGGCATCGGCTATTCCTTCCCCTCGCTGGCGCGATCCTTCGACTTCCGCTTGGGCTTGGGCTGGATCAGCCCATCGCGCAGGAGCCACCCGAGAGAGGACTCCGGTACCTTGTCGCAGGAGGCGCCCGGGGCGGCCAGGACCGCGCCGAAGCGGTCCGAGAGCTTCTCGACGGCCACGAAGTCGGAGCCCTTCATTCGGTCGCCCCCTCGAAGTGGTAGCCGCACTCGCAGCAGCAGATCACCGGCGGTCCGAATCCGGCGGTGTTCGCCCGCCGCTCCTCGTCGGCGCCGCACCGGGGACACCGCGTGTCCTTCGTGCGGGCACGGGCGGGGCGGCCGTCGGGAGCCACGATCACAACCCTCTCCTCGTTCATGCCGCGGACGGCTCCTTCTCGCATAGGAAGTTGCACGCGATCAGCGTCCGCTCGGCATCGTCGCGCTGGAGAAAGAAGGGCGACTGCTGGGCGTGGATCCAGTGGTAGAAGGTCCCGCTCAGGGACTGGGTCTCCACCTTGGTCAAGGCATCGAAAGCCGCCGCGGCCTTGACCCGCGGGCCGGCGTAGTCGTGGGCCGCACCGCGGAACACGACCTGGATGGCCGGCGTCTCGTGCCTGATCCCCGGGGCACCGAACTGGCCCTCTGGGGCGATGCCACCATACTCGTAGATCGCGCAACAGGCGGGCGGATCGTTCGGCAGCTTGCCGATGAAAATATCCGCTTTGACCTGGCCCAGGCCCGCGGCGGCCAGGAAGGCCGCCACCTCCTCGATGACGCTCACGCCGCCTCCCGTACGGGCTCAAAGTCCAGGGGGCGCCCATCCGCAGGGACGAAGTGCAGGCATGGGGGCAACCTGCAGTCGGGGCACCGCTCGGTGACGAGGGAACCAGGCGTAGCGTGGAAGTGGCCGCACTTGCACGAGCGCAGATCCATGAGCTCGAAGCGGTGGGTCATCCGCGCACCGCACGGGCCAGGCTGATCCGACTCGCGACAGCCGGCGCGAATTGGGTCTTGGCTCCAAGGAAGGTACGCTCCAGGAACTTCGGCTCCCCGTTCTTGTAGTTGGCCTCCAGGTTCTCGTGGACGAAGCGGGCCCAGGGCGCGACTGGGCCGCCGAAGATGATCTTCACGATCGTGGCGTCAAGGAACTTGCGCACGACCACGTGACCGCTGCGCCTGGTCCGCCCGGTCTTCATTGGCGCGCGGGCGCGGGCAGGCTCCAGAACCAGCTCCTCCGCCACGCCGAGGCCGGCCTCCTGCGCCTCCTTCATCATGCCGGCGCCCAGGCGCTGGATCTTCTCGATCAGCTCCTTTTCGCCGGTGATCTTGAAGTCGAAGTCGCTCATTTCAGCCAGAACACCGAAAGGTAGGGGCGGCCGGTCGTGGGGTCGACCATGGCCCCGGGGTTTTCCGTCAGCGGGCCCGTCAGCCCGCTCGGCAACGTGACGCGGTCGCGGGGGTCGATCGGCTCCCGCCGCCCCACGGCACCGTTCGGGGCGACGGGCTCGAGAAAAGAAACGCACGCCCTCGCGGTGATGACCTCGCCGGTGGGCAGACGCCTTTGGTTGGTGCCCTCCTGCACCAGGGCAGGCAGTAGGACGGGCGCGGCGTACGCGGGGCCCGCGTAGGCGTCGGCGTGGCCGATCCACGCCTCGTGGGTGACGTTGACCTTGAGGCCAGAGGTCAGCGCGCTGACTGAGGCCACCGCTCCACGAACGACGTCGGCCAGGGCCATCGCGCCACCCGGGCCCTTAGGCGAGGGCCGCGCCCAGGTTCCCGCCGTGCAGGACGACGAAGCCGGTGGCCGACGGGTTGGCGGCCGCCTTGGCGGCGAAGCCGGCCCGGAAGTTGCCGGTGGTCACGGTGGTGAACCGCTTGTTGGTGTCGTCCCAGTTGACTTGCTGGCCCTCGGTCCACGCCTGCGCGGCCAGCTTGGCGTGTTCCACGACGCCAAGCCGGAGCCCCGTGAACGGCTGCCCGGTGGCCGCGGTGAGCGTGGCGATGACCAGGGCGTCCCCGATCTTCTGCCCGGTGCCCGACACGGCCCCGGGCGCGATCGCCGTGAACTCCAGGACCTCGCCCGGCTGAACGTAAGTCTTCATGCTCGTCTCCTTTGAGCGTCAGCTCGCCTTAGACGCCGGGGTTCTTCCAGGCGCCGCGCCAGTCGATGACCTTGGCCGCGACGTCGTGGCGCGCCTTGATCTCCAGTCCGTCGATGTCGAAGCCGATGCGCGACTCGACCATGGGGCCGCCCTCGCCCTCGAGGGTCGCCATCTCGATCAGGTCGAAGCCGGAGGCGAACAGGTACCACGCGGTGACGCTGCTCGCGGCGAGCCGGGGCTCCACGATCGGCTCGAGCACCCCCGCGAAGGGGTTGACGTTGGAGGGCTGGGCCGGCGTGATCTGGACCAGGAACGTGGCGGCCGTGGTCTCCAGGGCCGCCGGCAGCCCCAGGAACTTCGGGTTCACGTTCAGGACCGTGGTGCCGTCGAGGCCCTTCTGGATGCGCATGGCCGCGCGGCCCTTGCCCAGCGAAGCGACGCTGATGACCGAGGCCACGGCGTCCAGGTTGCCGTGCGTCGCGTGGAAGAGCACCACGCCGTCGCCCATGACCGGATTGCTGGTGATCTGCGCCCAGGCCAGGTCGGACTCCAGGGTCCGGGCGCTCCGCCCGAACATCGTGGCCACGCGGCTGAAGGCGTCCGTGTCGTCGTTCACGAGCGCCTGCCGCGTGATCGCGAACACGCGGCCGAACGTCTTGAGCTGCAGGGTCTCCTTGCCCTCGGCGATCGTGCCGCGGGTGAACTCTCCGTGCTCCTTGACCTCCAGGAGGGCCGGGGCGTCACCGATCTGCAGCCGGGCGCTCGGCTTGAAGTCGGTGAGGGTGACCCGGCGGGTGATCGGGGCGAACGTCTGCGGTGCCTCCGCGTAGGCCTCGCGCAGCGTCTTGGACGCCACGTCGGCCAGGAGGAGGGCGAAGTCGGAGGTGGTGTGCATGCCACCGCGGCTGGTGAGGCCCAGGGCGTGCCCGGCCAGCTCCATCTTGGAGATGTCGGTGGTCCGGATGCCCCGGGCCTGCAGGTACACGCGCGCGATGTCGAGCATGCTCATGCCGCGGTACTTGCGACCCTGCTCGGTCAGCGGAAACGCGAGCGTGCCGTCGGGTTTCTTGATGTCGTGAGCCACCCGATGCAGGAGGGCGTTCTCGATGCCCTTGCGCAGGTGGACGAGCGGGTCGTCTCCGACGATGGGGCCGGCGCCTCCTCCGCTGGGCACGCGGCCAGGCCCGACGCCGTCGTCGCCCCGCTTCTGGAGCTCGACGAAGATCTGGGTCTGGGCCTTGACCAGCGGGGTGCCCTCCGCGATTAGCTTGTCCGCGAACAACTGCGGAAGCCGCGCAGCCCGGGAAGCGAGCAGGATGCCCTGCGCGCGCTCGCGCTCGGCCGAGACGCCCTGGTCCCTTTCGTTGGGCTCGGTCGCGGGTGCGGGGGTGGTGGTGGGAGCTGGCGGAAGCGGATCCGCGACGATGGTCTCCGAGAGCTGTTCACCGTTTTCCATCTTGTTCTCCTCGAGCTTTCTCGTGACGATCTGGCAAGGATTGAAGTCGACCTTCGGCCGCTCTTTCCCGCGCACCATGGCCCCCGCATCCGCGGGGATAGGGACCATGGAGACCTCGAAGGGCTCCCAGTCCGTGCACAGGCGCACAGGCATTGCGTTGTTCTTGCTGGGGGGCGTCTCCTCGAAGCGGTAGGTCCGGTATCCCACGCTGACCGAGCGGATGATCCCGTCCTTGACGTCCTGCCAGATGGGCTCCACCGCTTCGCGCTTGGAGAAGCGCACCGTGCACCGCGCCTGCTTCTTGGCCAGCGACACCGAACCCGGCACGACCGTGCCCAGGATGTCGGCCAAGGACCAGCCGCTGTGCGCGTCCAGCAGTGGCCCCCCGGCATTGAGCCGGTCGATGCGGACGTGGGCGGGGTCCAGCGAGAGCGTCTCGAGATACGACGTGTCGTTCATCCAGTCGTAGCGCTCGACGCCGGCGCCGGTGCTGAAGATCAGCTCCACCGTGCGCGCGGCGTCGTCGACGCTCTGGGCCGACACCTCGGCGCGGAACGAGAGAGGCGGCATCGGCACGACGCGGGCCTTCACGCCGACACCATCTACTTTTTCCAGACCGTTTGGGAGTTGCTGTTTTGTCAAGGGGTCGTGCCGGGGCATGGGTCGTGCCGGAACCGCTGGTGAGCCGGACGCCCGGAGATAGCCCAACTCATTGAGCCGGATGAAGTAATCGCCGACACGCTGCCTCGTGATCGATAGCTTCTCCGCGACGTAGGCCGCCGGCGCCGGCCGGCCCACCGACTCGTAGTAGTGGCAGACGGCGGCGAAGACGGTGGCCTGTTGCGGTGTGAGCTCGGCCAACTAGGCCCCCTCGATGGCCCGTACTGCCGCCCGCCACCCGCGCGAGAAGCAGTCCCCGCAGTGCGGGGCGTCGTCCTTCGAAAGGGGCGCCGCCGCCTTGGCCGCCGCTACGCGCTCGTGTAGGGCCTTCAGCTTCGCCAGGTCCGTGGCGGAGACGCGCTCGGTGGGTTCGGCGCCATCCTTCGCCCCACGTGGCGCCCGGTTGACGAGGTGCATGTCACTCTCCGGGTTCTCTAGCTCGCTGCCCTTCACCATGGCTTATCTCCTCTTCCTGGATCTCTTCGGGCGGGGCCGGCGGGCCCTTTCCTCATCCGCGGGATCGTCTTCTGGCGGCGGCGGCGGGGCCTCGGGCTGCTCTACAGGCGGCTCCGGCGCCAGCGGGGCGGCCTGCTGCTGCGCTTCCCGGGGTTGGCCGGCCTGGGTGGTGGTGCGGGGGTCGGAGTCCAGCACCAGGCCGAGCTTGTCCAGGGCCTCGTTGTCGGCGGCCATCTCGGCCATCACCGTCTCCGGGTCATACCCTCGCTCGCGGATCGCCTCCGACAGCGTCATGATCCCCGTCCGGATGTTCCGCTGGTACGCGAGCCCCTCGTTCGCCGGGTCCACCATCGGCGCCGGCGGGGCCGTCCACTCGGCCTGGGCGGGAGCGTCCTTCAGGCCGAAGATGCCCGCCACTTGCATGGCCCACTCCCACACCGGAACGCAGAGCCGCGGCACGATGATCCGCCACCGCCAGTCCTCGACGCGGTCCCAGTGCCGGATCCGCGACATGCGCGCGGCCGAGAAGGGCATTCCCGTGTTGTGGGAGCAGAGCCCTTCGGTGATCACCGTGTGCGTGGTCGTCTCAAGGGTCACGACGGGCCCAACTCCTTCGGCCTCGGCCGAAATAACCACGGCGTGCGTCTGCGCGCCCTTCTTTCCCTTCCCGCCAGACATCGCGATCCCGGAGTAGAGATAAGCCGCCTTCGTCAGCAGCCTCGTCGGCCTGACCTCTCCAAGGAATCGAAGGCACTGCGCCACCCCCAGCAGCTCCCACTCCCTTACGACGCCTTGTCCATTGGCGCGGCGTAGCGTGGCCTTGAACCCGCAGCCATGGAGAGTCGCGCCGATCTCGTCGCAGACGGCGCCCGCCTTCTGGGAGATTCCAATCTGAGCGCTGTTCTTGTCTACACAACCTTCGCCGTCCGCTATACCTTTCAGATAGCCATGAAGATGAGAGGTCCCGTCCTCCCACGGCTCGGCCAAGAAGGCGATCCTGTCGCCAGGCACTAATCGATCTGCCCGGACCCAGAGGTGTCCGTAGCCCTTTTTGCGGTCCACCGCGGATTCTTCGGAACGGGCCATGACCCCGTATCCCTTTTGGCCGACGCAAAGGAACATGTGCTCACTGCTCACCGTCACCGCGGCCCTATCCGTGACCACGCGCACCCGAGGCAGGTCTCTCCGTCCCGCGCGAACCACCGAAGACTGGCGCCACTTTCGCCGCTGGCCCTTGCCCTTCGGCCGATCCTCGTCGAAAGCAACGAGTGAATCGCCCTCCTTCAGTTCGTCGGCCCTGACCCATCGGAGGTCGGCACGGAGCACGCGCGTCTCGGGCGCCATGCAGTAGTCCCCGGTCAAGTCCTCGTAGGTGATCCCGAGCCCGGTGGCGATCGCGCGAAGCGACGTCTTCGAGTAGTCGGAGTATTCCCGAACGGCCGGGGGCTGCACCACCTCGATCGACCGACCAGGCGGCACCTGCAGGATCATCCCGGGCTCGAGGCTGTCGACCAGTGGGTCTTGGGAGTCGACCGCACCCAGGCCGGGCGAGGTCCCGTCCACGTCGCTCGTGATGACGGCCAGGCAGGCCGCGATCTTCTGCTTCATGAGCGTCGCGTCCTCGTACTCGTCGAAGTCCTTGAAGCGAAGTAGGACGGGCGCGAACCAGGAAGCCCCACGAACCTGGCCCGGGCGCATCTGGTTGAACACGTGGAGGATGTTCTCGGCCCTCACACGGACCGACGTGGTCCTGGTGGACATCTCCCCACCCGGGTGCTCGCCGAACAGCCAGTAGGCCACCCGCTGCCCGATCGCGTTGAACTCCACCCCGTGGACGATCCTGCCTCCCCCTGGGACGGCCTCCCCGGTCTTCAGGGTGTCCAGGTAGTCGGGGTCGAGGACCTGCAGCTGCAGCGCGATCGGCAGCCCGTCTTCGGGCCGGCGGAACCGGCGCCGGACCAGGACCTCGCCGGACTCGACCACCGTGCGCATAACGAGCTTCTGCAGGCCGGCGAAGTCGTTCATCCCGTCGGAGTCGCACGCGGTCGTCTCCGCCCACTGCTCCCACAGGTCGGAGGCCTTGGCGTTCTTCTTCTTGGGCTTCGCGACGATCCCCCATCCGACGACGTGGTCCTGGATGGTGGTGAGCGCGCTTTCGGCGTAGCCGTTGTTCCTCACCAGATCGCGGGCCACGTCACGCAGTCGAGAGAGCGCAGGGCCCACGACCGCGTTGGCGTCGCCGGAAGAGCGGTTCCATCCTTGCGTGCGACGCCCCGCCGCCGCGGCCTCGTAGTGGCGCTTGAGGAACTCCGCGGCGACGCGCGCGCGCATGCGCCGGAGTCCGACCTGGGGGGCGAGAAAGCCGATGGCGCGGTCGAGCCACGAAGATCGCGTCATCGGGCTCATGGTCAAACCCCCTTGCTGGTGGCCGCGAGCCGATAGCTGGTCGAGGTGCCCGCGTCCACCATGAGGGCCTGTACCATGGCGGCCCGGAGCTTCAGCATCTCGGCGAGGTCACGGAACTCGTAGGTCTGGTCGGCGAAGGTCAGGCTCTTGACCATGCCCCCGTCGGCGAGGGCGCGGTCGAGAGCGTCGAGGTCGGCTTGGGTCCAGGCGGCCATCTACGTGCCGGAGATCGGATCCGGGTCCTGAACCGGAGCCGACGGCTGCGGCGCCGTATAGATTCGGGGCAGGCCGTCGCTGCCAACGTCGACGACGTAGTCCACCTCCCGATCCTCCAGGGCCAAGCGGATGTGGACCCGCTCTTCGCGGGTGATGCTGATCTCCTTAGGTGCCTTGGGCTTCGCCATTCGTTCCTCCTTCTTGCGACGCTTCGCCTGCCTACGTCCCCGAGTTGGGGTCCGGATCCTGCACCGCGGGCGGCGGCGCCGGGTCGTCGATGCTGTGGGCCTTCTCGGCCTGCTCCACACCCAGGGGCGCCGGAGAGGACGACGCCGGTTCGTCGGTGTAGCCCACCGGGGCGGGGATGCCAGCAGAGGCGCCCTTCGGCGTAGCCGGCTGGTCCGCTCCTGGCTTGAGGCGGGGGTACCGAGTCCGGTTTTTCCTGACCTTCGCCGTGGCCTTGACGCCCCTGCGCTTGCCCTCGAGGGCCTTGTCGGCCTTGTTGCGGGCCGTCGCGCGCTTGGCCGCCCTCTTCTCGGCCCCTTTGTTCTGTCGCGACCACTTGAACTTCTTTTCCGTCTTCGCCATTCGTTCCTCCTTCATCGCAGCCATCCACCCCGGCGTGGACCAAGCCAGCGCGGCCGGTCCGGCTTCGGCGGCGGCGCCGGCTTCTCCGGGTCAAGAAGTCGCTGCGCGAGCAGCGTCAAGTCCGGGTGCAGCAACCGGAGCGCCGCAAGCGCGTACACGGCGCAGTCCAGGGCCTCGTTACGAGCCCGAGCCTTCTTCCACACCTGGGCGGGCACGCCCCGGGTGAATCTCGTCACGAGCCTCTCGCTCGTGAGCTGCTCGGCCAGCTCCTCATCCGCCCAGTCGGCGTGGGGGATGTGGACGTAACCGGGCCCGCGCTCGCTCAGCTTCAGCCTCGAGACGATCAGGGCCTTCGCCGCGTCGACGCCGATGGTGTAGAGGGGCACCTGGCGCTGCTGCCGGCCCCACTTCCGCTGTGAAGGAGAGGAGACGAGTGGGCGCTGACCGTCGCGACCGATCACGGCGAACACGCGGCGCGCCGCCTGGCGCGCGGCGTAGTCGTAGACCATCGTGGTCCGGTGGCCAGCGGAGTCGATGCACGTGGCCTGGATGGGCAGCTGCTGGGTACTGGCGTGCAAATACTGGTGATCGAGGACCTGGTCGAGGGCCTTCCAGGGGTCCGCCCCCCCGGTGTCCCCGTAGAGGACCTGACGGTCGACGAGCCACGACTCCTCCCCCGGGCCCCAGCCCACCACGAGCAGCTCGAGGCGATCGTCCTGGACGTCGACGCCCATGGTCACGCAGCACGCACCGGCCGGCAGCTCGTGCTCGCCGTAGTCCTCGCGGCGCATCAGGATGACGTGGGGCTCGGCTCCGTCGCCGGCGTCTGGCTCGATCGGCTCTCCGAGGGTGGTGTTTTGCCAGGTGTGCATCTCGCTCGCGTCTCCGGCCTTCTGCAGCTTCCGGGCGCGGAGGAAGCCCGCGACGATGTCGGAGAGAGACGAGAACGGCGAGTAGCCCTCCCAGAGGTGGAAGGAGACGATGCTCGCCTCGTGGCGTTTGCCCGCGGGCTGCCATTCGCCCTTTGCGAGTATCGCCAGGCGTTCGGCGTCACCCATCGCGTGATCGCACGCCGGGCAGTGGAGGCGCGCCGTGTTCGGGTCATCGGCCGTCCACTTCACGTTCTTCCATTCGAAGGCGTGCATGTGGTCGCAGGACGGGCACGGGACAAAGTAGCGGCGCTGGTCGCCGCGCTGGTACCAGGTATCGATGGTCCCGCCCTTCAGGGTCGGGGAGGAGAGGATGAGGATCCGCCGACGATGCCGATACGAGGAGGTGCGCTTGATGGCGATCGACATGGTGCTGCCTTCGCCGGGCAGCTCCGCGGGGTAGCGGTCCACCTCGTCCAGGACCAGGAGCCGGGTCGACCGGGCCGCCAGCGAGGCGGCCGAGTTAGCACCGCCGATCGCGATCGAGCCGCCGCGAAAGGCCTTCTGGAGGATGGTGTTGCTCGAGTCCTTTGCCCGCTTCTTGCTGACCACGTCTCGGAGTCGGGGGCTCGCCGCGATCACGGGCTCGAGCCGGTTCCGCGCGAAGTCCTTCGCCATCGGGTCGACCGTGGGCTCGACGACGAGGATGGGGCACGGGTCGTGCCCGATGTGGTACGCCACAATGTTGACGGCGCAGGCCGTCTTGCCCCATTGCGAGGAGCCCATGACCACCACGGTCTCGACGCCAGGCTCGTGGAAGGCGTCGAGGATGCCTCTCTGATAGGGGGCGAAGGACGTCTGCCAGTGGGTGCCCGCCAGCGGCCCGGTGGTGACCACGAGCTCGCGGTCGGAGAACTCCGAAACGGTGAACTCGGGCGGAGGGGCAAAGCCGGCACGGACGCGAACCGCAGTCGCGTCGGTCCTGGTCTGGCGCAAGGCCGCAGCGGTCCTCATGCCGCGCGCCTCTTTCGGCGCTTCACGGGCACCTTCATCTCGCCGGCGAGCTCGCGCAGGACCTCGCGCACGGCGTCGTGGAGAACGCGCTCGACGCCTGGCTCGCCATCGAGGGCGCCGGCACGGTGGACCCTGGAGGCGAGCGTCTGGGGCAACGCGAGCAGGCGCGCCCGGACCGCGGCGACCTCGAGGCCCCAGACCTTCGCCACCTCGTCGGCGGGCAGCAGCTTGCCCGCGCGAACCTGGTGCGTCTGCTCGGCGAGCATCGCCTGCCAGTGCTCCTTCCGGCAGCGGGCCATGACCAGGTCGAGGGTCTCCGGGCCCTTTGCCGCCTCGTCTCTGGCCTGGAGCCAGGTGCGAACGTCCGCCTCCTTGTAGAGCGA